AGTTTCGTTGATAATATCTTTACCAAGCTCATCAAGTAACGCTTTAGGTAATTGTCCTTTAGCAGTTAGTTTGAATTTACCTTTCTTTAGCAACTGTGGTGCATTATCCAAGATATCCATAAATTGCATTATGGCTTGATAACTACCACTAGGGATTTGTTGTAAAGAACTAGGAACAATTAGTCCCATTTCTTGACGTCCTATCCAGTAAGTAAATTTACCAGTTTTAGGGTCTATTAACTTAGCACCAGCAAAGGGTGTGTTAGTAAACGATTGTCCTAAGTAGTGCTTAGGAATTTTTTTCCACTCACTCATTTTTTTCCTTTCTATATAGTGATATGTACTTATAACTCTCTAACCTAAATTATTAAAGAGTTACAAATAAAAAAGGCACCGTGCTTTTTTAAGTTGTCAAATTTATTTTGTATCCTATTGCGTTTGTGGTTGTGGAAATATTTGCGAGGAGAAATGCTAAACGCATTTCGGGGGGCATAAATATTTATAAGCAAACACCCAGCATATTGCAAAACAAATTTTACTACTTCCGAAAAGTATGGTATACCGACAATTTGAACTCTTTTTCCATTGGCATTGAGAATTAAGTTATTCTATCCTACTAGCCAATCTAGTGGAAGTGAGTTAAGCCCCTTCATTCGCAAGTTTATTTTAACAACACTATATATACGCGAATAGTCTAGAGATTATGTATCGTTTCTAACCAAAGGCGTCTGTTTGTACGACAAAGAACGACATAGTAGTAATTAAGTTAAGTAAATAGTTCCACACGAGTTCGATACGAGTGTGTTTGGAAACAATGGATATAGTGATAAAAGGAGTATGGGGTAATGCGTTCACGGCGAGTGCTAACCGAAGGGGTGGGTGTGTTAATTATGTAAGTAGTCAATAAATTACTGGCAATTTCCTCTACATAAAAAAAAGAAACCTAGTTACCTATAAGTTGTAATAGAAACTCTATTGCTAGAGTAAGTTACAGGTTACAGTTATTGAACAATCAAATAAGTAACTAAGTTCCTAATGTAGTATTTTAGCATACTTACCAGTAAAAAGTAAGTTAAAAAACTTAATTTTTATAGTGCGATTGGGGGGTGTCTTTTCGTGCAATAGCGGACATATACGCCGAGCGTAAAAAAAAGATTTGAGTTCCTAACTTTCGAGAGTCCTTGGGTACTGACTTTGTGGTAATCCCAGTCCATCTAGGTAGATGCAGTCAGCTTTTTGCCGTCCGATAGCTCTTACCTGTAACTCTGTAGTTATTAAAAACTATTTGTATAATTCACTATAGTGCTATACTGATTTTAATACAAGTTACAGGAGGATAAATGATTTACAAACCATTACCTACAGGATTTATTATTAAGGATAGTCCTATACACGGCAAGGGTATATTTACAGAAAAAAAGATAACAGATACAGAAACATCATTAGGCATAACGCACGTATTCGTACAGGATGACAAGTTTCTTTATAGAACACCACTAGGTGGTTTTATTAACCATAGTGATAATCCTAATTGTGAATTACACAAGATAGGTGATGACCCACAGTTAAGAACAAATCATTTGTTTGCTAAAAGAACCATTAAACCTGGTGAGGAGATAACAGTTAAATATACTATGTATAGAGTGGAGGACACAGATGTTTAATTTTGATGAGCAATATTCTATTGGGCAAAAAGGTGAAGAGTTAGTTAAGAAATATTACGAATCACAGAAGGATGATGGTAAAACAAAATTTATTGTAAGGGATGCCCGTAGAGAAGAGCAATTAAAAGGTGCTGATTTCTTTATTATTAATAATGAACTTGGCACGAGGTATGTTGAGGTAAAGACAGATACGCAGGCACAGGATACAAACAATGTAGCACTTGAAATACAAGTAGTGTATGGGGATACAAAACGCATTGGGTGTGCATTGAAAACATTTCCTGACTTTCTGTTTTACTGGATTTACCCAACAAACCGTATCCTTTACTGGAATCCAGAGAGTTTAATTCCATACATTATGGACTGGGTTATCGAAGATAACTACAGGATTGTAGATGCTCAAAATGAAAAATTTTTTTCACGCTCTTTGATAGTACCTATAAGCGACTTACTTGCGACTGGGGTTGTCAAAGAACTGAACGTAAGTTATCACTTATTGGAGTCTGTAGCTTAAGGAGGAAAGCTAGGTAAAGGAGGAAAACCTAGCAATCCCCCTGCTATTATTATAGAATGCGAGAAATAGTTTTATGTCGCAAATGTGGTAAACCACTTAAAATATTTCCTAAGAATAAAAAATGTGTTAATCTTATTTGTATAAATTATAACGTTTCTATTCGAAGGAGAAATAATGCCAATAAACAAAAAAGGTATGAAAAAACGATACAGCACGAAGAAGAGTAAAAAAGGTTCTAAGAAGTACTAATGGCTGGCAAAATAAAAAAAGGTGAAAATATTTTTAGCAGACCAAACGTGCTAAAGAAATGGGCTATGGATTTATCTGAAGCCTGTGGCTCTCAAATTATAAATAAGAAACCAAATGTTTCTAACATAGATGCTTTAGTTGAGAAATTTGTAATTGACTACAATCATAATATGGAAATGTTAAATGGCAAAAAAACCAGCAAGAAAACCGATTAATGCTGCGACTAAAGCTACCCTTCAAAAGAAGGCAGAAAACTCAAAGTACACTTATGGGCAACTTGCTGCTGTCTACAGACGAGGGCAAGGTGCTTATTTATCTAGTGGTAGCAAATCTTCTAGTATGGCTGCTTGGGCTATGGGTAGGGTAAATAGCTTTATTAGAGGTGGACATTCTCAAGATAATGACCTAAAGAAAAAAGGTAAGAAAAAAAGTGTCAAGAAAAAAAAGTAAACGTAAAGTTCCTTATGAAAAAGGAGTTCCTTCTAAGTATTTAAAAAATAAAAAAAATCCTAAATCTAAAGTTGCTGCCGAGATTAAGAGGACTGCTAAACTTTATAAAGAAGGTAAATACATAAATTTAAAAGCTGTACAAAAAAGTAGAGCAGTTAGGAAAAAGAAGTAATGGCACACGATGCACGTAAAAAGGCTATGTTAAAAAAACACGGACTATCAGGTGTCAATAAACCAAAACGTACTCCTAAGCATCCTAGTAAATCTCACGTTGTTTTAGCACAAGAAGGTCATAAAATAAAGTTAATTAGATTTGGTCAGCAAGGTGTTAGAGGTGCAGGTAAAAATCCTTCATCTGCTAAACAAAAAGCTAGACGTAAAAGTTTTAAAGCAAGACACGCTAAGAACATTAAGAAGGGTAAAATGTCCGCAGCCTATTGGGCTGATAAAGTAAAATGGTAAAAAATATAATCTGTATCGCACCTGACTGCGATAAACAGTTACCTGAAGGCAAAACTAAATATTGTAGTGATACTTGCTATAAACGTATATCTCAAAGAATACATAGAGCTAAACAAAAAGGAGAAACCTATGAAGTACCTGTTAAAGAAATTAATCAACCTAAATCTGCATCTGTCCGTAGAGGTTCTTTGTATGACAAGTTTAGGAATGATGGTTATGCTTCTGAACTTATAAAAGATTTAATTACTAGAAAAGAAGTTGCTGATGCATTAGGTTGTACAGCAGGACACGTAGCTAGAATGTTAGCAGCATATAGAGAAGATTTAGAAAAAGATATACAGGCAGAGAATTGGGAAGTATCTGATGATGCTAAACAATCTCTTGATGATTTTAAAAACTTTAGAGATAGATACTTTTTAACAGAACAAGGTATACCTTTTGAAACAGCAGACTTTCACCACAACTGGATTAAGTCTATTAACAAAGCATTACTTAATGGTGGACAACAAATGATACTAAGCCCACCACGACACGGTAAAACAGAATTGTTAATTCACTTTGTTATTTGGCTTATCTGTAGAAATCCTAACATAAGAATTATGTGGGTAGGTGGTAATGAAGATATTGCTATGAACTCTGTTATGTCTGTTATGGATACATTAGAACAGAACGAAAAACTTAAAGAAGATTTTTGTGGACCAGGTGGTAGCTTTAAACCAGCAACACGTGCAGGTAAGATGTGGTCAAGAAATGGTTTTACTGTATCTACAAGAACAGTATCAGGTATTAAATCTCCAACAATGATTGGTATTGGACGTGGTGGCAAGATACTTTCTCGTGACTGTGACTTAATTATTGCAGATGACATTGAGGACCATAGCTCTACTATGCAACCTGCATCAAGAAACAATACAAAAAATTGGTGGACTACAACATTAGGTTCTCGTAAAGAGGAACATACAGCTATGGTTCTTATAGGTTCAAGACAGCACCCAGATGATTTGTATTCTGCAATATTAGACAATGAGGCTTGGGATACAATAGTTGAAGAAGCACACGATTCAATGTGTGCATTACCTGAACTAGATGAAGAAGAACACGTAGATTGTATGCTATGGGGTAGTAAAAGAACTTTTAAATGGCTAATGAACCGTAAAAGAGATTCTATGACTACTGGTGGTTTAAAGAATTTTGAAATGGTATATCTTAATAAAGCATTTAGTGAAGCTGCAAGATTGTTTAATCCTGAACAAATATCTAAATGTTACGATATCAATATGCCTTTAGGTACAATACCTTCTGGTTCTTATTTAGTTGCAGGACTTGACCCTGCTGCTACAGGTTATCAA